AATACAGCCGGAAGGAAACCGGCTTAAAAGAACAGATTGTCGGATTGGAAGAACAGATACGGTCTTTAAAAAAAGAACTGTCTGGACTGGGAGATAAAAAGCAGGACAAGATTGCTCTGGCAGAACAAACCTATAAGGCGAATGTGGCCCGTTATGATGCAGAGGTAGCAGAGTACGAGGAATATGCCGGAATGTCTCTTCGAAGCACGCTGGAGTTAGAGGAAAGAGCCTCCTATGCAGAAGAAATGAAGGGCCACCTGAATGAGTACCATCGCATGGAAACGCTGCAGAACGAAGTGGAGCAGATGCTCGGGGAGTCCCGGAGCCTGACAGAAAAGATTGAAAAGGCCAGAAGACTTCCGGGAGAGATTCTGGAGAAGGCAACAATACCGATTCAGGGACTGACCGTAGAAAATGGAATTCCTCTGATTCACGGCCTGCCGATCAGCAATCTGTCCGATGGCGAAAAATTGGATTTGTGCATTGATGTGGCTATCCAGAAGCCGAACGGTCTTCAGATTATCCTGATTGATGGAGTCGAGAAGCTATCCACGGCCATGAGGAAGGAATTGTACCGGAAGTGCCAGGAGAAAGGGCTGCAGTTTATCGCAACCAGAACTACGGATGATCCGGAACTGACGGTTGTGGAATTATAGGAGGGACGTTATGGATGAAATCATGAACATGGAAGAAACTACTGCGCTATCGAATCCCTTTGGCTCAGAGTTGAATTTTAATGCCCTGATGAAAGTTGCTGAGGCATTTTCAAAAACCAGCATTATTCCGGCATCCTACCAGAACAAGCCAGAGGACTGCATGATCGCAATTGATATGGCAAACCGGATGCAGGTAAGCCCAATGTTTGTTATGCAGAACCTGTATGTGGTAAAGGGGAAGCCGTCCTGGAGTGGACAAGCCTGCATGTCTCTGATAAAGGCAAACCCAGAGTATCAAAACGTGCGGCCGATTTATACAGGTGAAAAGGGAACCAATAGCTGGGGATGCTACATACAGGCAGTACGCAGAGAGACTGGCGAGATCGTCAACGGTCCGGAAGTGACAATCGGCATCGCGAAGGCCGAAGGATGGTTTTCTAAGAAGGACAAATACGGGAACGAAACTTCTAAATGGCAGACTATGCCGGAACTGATGCTGGCTTATCGGGCCAGCGCATTCTTCGCCAGGGTATATATTCCAAACAGCCTGATGGGATGCCGGGTAGAAGGGGAGATTGCAGATATACAACCATCAGAGAAGCCTGCCGCGGTAGACCCGTTTTACCCGCCAGAAGGAGAGGAGGGGCCGTTTAAATGATATTGACAGCAGAGAATTATTTTAGCCCAGAGGCAGACAGGGAGTATTTATCGGTCAGCCAGTATAAATCATTCTGCGGCAGCCTGGGGAAAATCCCTTGTGAAGCGGAGGCAATGGCGAAACTGAACAGGGAGTGGGAGCAGGAGAAGACAACATCCCTTCTGGTAGGCTCCTATGTGGACTCTCACTTTGAAGGAACATTAAATCTGTTCCAGGCCCAGAACCCGGAGATTTTTACAAAGCAAGGGGCTTTGAAAGCAGAATATCGAAAAGCAGAGGAAATCATCAACCGGATTGAACGGGATGAATATTTTATGAAATACATGTCAGGCATGAAACAGGTAATCATGACCGGAGAGCTGTTTGGGGCAAAATGGAAGATTAAGATTGACAGCTATCTGCCGGATTGCTGCATCGTGGACCTGAAGGTGATGAAATCCATCCGGGATACATTCTGGGTGCGTGATGCCGGATATATGGACTTTATCCAGTATTGGGGATATGACCTGCAGGGCGCGGTGTATCAGGAAGTGGTCCGGCAGAATACCGGCAATCTCCTGCCGTTTTATATCGCAGCGGCCAGCAAGGAAAAGGAAACGGATATCGAGATAATCCACATTGATGATAACCATCTGAAAGAGAAGCTGTATGAAGTGGAGCAGAATATACCTAAAATCCTGGCCTTAAAGTCAGGAGAGATTGAACCGATCCGATGTGAACAGTGTGATTACTGCAAACATACAAAAGTGCTTAAGGCGCCAATTCATTATACACAGCTATTGACGGAGGTGTGAGCATGAGTCAGACAGTTGTGACTAAGTATACAAAGATTTGTTTCGTCTGCGGCCGACCAGCGACGGAAGAACATCATCTGGTATTTGGACAGGGCCGTCGGGAATTGTCGGAGGAAGACGGACTGAAAGCTCCTATCTGCCAGGGATGCCATCGGATGAATGAGAATATCCGAAAAATACACGGAAATCCTATGGCCGAAAAACTATCGAAAATGTTGGGACAAGCCGTTTATGAAGCGCAGATAGGAACCAGAGAACAGTTCCGGAAACGGTATGGAGAAAGCTACTTATGAAATTTGTAATCAAGGGGGCCTATTACGGAGACAAGACATTCCCGTCCCTGAATGATTATATCCATCAGCTTGGGACAAACCCGAAAGCAGGCGGACGGATGAAGAAAGAGTATTCCATGATTGCCTGCAACGCCATTCGGTTAGGTTTAAAGCGATTTCAGACCAATAAACCTGTGATTCTTCACTATCGTTTCTACGAGCCTTTAAAAGGCCAGAAACGAGATGTGATGAACATATTTTCTTTCGCAGATAAAGTCATTGAAGACAGTCTGATTCGATGCGGTGTGATACAGAATGACTCCCCACAGTTCGTAAAAAACACGACACATGATTTTTTTTATGCAGAAATGCCGCGGATTGAGGTGGAGATCGAAGAATTAGATGTAGCGCCGAAAGGCTTTACATAGTAACTATTAACTTTCATGCACTTATGGTTAGTATATCACGGTACAGTGCCACTTAAGTGTAACGGGCGGCCAGACTGAGGCTGCCCGTATCCTCCGGAGGGGAGGCGAGGAAGATTAACGAGTTTGAACTATTTACATACAGCGTCTATAATGCCCTGGGAATCGGCCGTGAGAACGCCCAGACACGTCGGGAACTGTGCCAAAAACTCCGGTGCGGAGACCGCAGCCTGAGGCGGGCGATTGAAGCCTTGAGGCGGGAATATCCTATCCTCACGCAGGATGACGGCCGGGGCTATTATCTGCCTCCAACAACACCGGAAGGGCGCCAGGAAGCAGCCGGATGGGCGGCGAAACAGGACAAGCGGATCAAGAGTATCCGAATGTCACAGCGAGGCGCCAGGAGATTTGCTGGAGGTATGAGGAGCAAGGAAGTGCCTGGGCAGGTTAGTATGTTCGGCCGGATGGGCGGTGATTAAGTGGGGAGCTACATAAAAATCGACCGAAAGATTTTGGACTGGGAGTGGTACAGCGATATCAATACCTGCCGGTTGTTCCTGCACATGCTTCTAAAAGCAAACTGGAGGCCCGGGAGATTCCAGGGGATAGAGGTTCCGCGTGGCTCCTTTATTTCTTCCATTCCAAAATTGGCTGAAGAAACAGGGTTGACAGAACGTAAGGCAAGAACTGCCTTAGAGCATCTAAAAATGACGGGCGAAGTGTCAGGCAGAAGTCATAGTAAATTTACTGTATTTACAATAAAAAACTACAATTGCTATCAGTCAACCGACACACAAAACGACAGGCAAGCGACAGGCAAGCGACAGGCAGATGACAGGCAACCGACAACAATAGAAGAAGGAAAGAAAGAAAAAAGGAAAGAAATAAAAGACATCGTTGACACTCCGCGCCGAAAGGCCGGGCCAACATCGTTTACCGAAGAATCGTTTGAGATGCAATGCGTCAATGCCCTGGTGCAGTCTTGTCTGCGTCAATTCCCGGGTGCAAAGGTCCCAGCGACAGCGGCGGAAAAGAGCGAGTGGTGTGTCCACGTGGAGCGGATGAAGCGGCTTGACGGCAGGAGCGAAGCGGATATACAGGAGGCATTGCAATTTGCCATCCAGGATCCGTTTTGGCAGACCAATATCCGCAGTACCAAAAAGCTGCGGGAAAAGTTTGAGACGCTTATTCTTCAGGCGCGTAGGCCGAAGCAATCCGGGGCAAAAAAGGCGGCGAATCGGTTCCACAATCTGGAGGAACACGGCTATGACTATGACAAGATGGTATGGGAGATGATGAACAATGGATCATAAAAAACTGGACAGGCAGAGCCACTATCTGGCCGAAATAATCAAAGGCCTGTCTGGCTGTGACGGAAGCGACGATTACGCTAAAGGATGGGACGATGCCTGCAAGGCAATATTGCAGGAAATTGAGGATTTAGAGGAGGAGATAGATGACAAACTCTGACCGAATTAGGAACATGGCGGACGAAGAGCTGATGGAATTTTTGAAGCGAATAGAGTTAGGAGACATTGACTATTCGGTGACATTTTGCGATTTGTGCAAAGATGGTGGCAATGTGCTTGGTTTGGATTGCGATGGCTGCCTGTTGCACTGGCTGCAATCAACATGCACTGAAGATTTAAAGGTGGAATAATCACATGGAAGAAAGAAAGTATATTGCCATAAGCATCAAACATTCAGATGGTTTGAGATTTACGTTGTGGGGACAAGAAAGAACAGAAGACCATGAAAAGAGGTGTTTTTCAGGCTATTTGGGAACGATGGATTTTGACAAGTGTGAACTTTACAGCCTGAAGGATTTTCAGGACTCATATGGAAATGGAATCATTAAATGTGACGAGCCTGTAAAGATGACCATTGGCCTGGTGAAAAAGTGGAAGAAGTTAGACACAGTTTTGGTTGACTACGAGGAATACAAAAAATTTGTGAGTTTTATTGATTGAGGATTTAAGGAGGAAAAGATGGAAAAAGAAATATTAGTTCATGGGGCCATGAAATACAGATGTGAAAAGTGCGATAAAGAGTGGTGGATGTTTCTTGAAAAGGGGATAGAGGAGTTTGGAGAAAACCATAAGCCAAGTCCATTTACAATTCGGTGCAAATGTGGCGGGATAGCGAGAGATATTTCTGGAATCTGCAAAATACCATCTGGGAAATACGAGCCACTTCCGCGCGGAGAAAGCTATTTTGCAAACAAACCGGAATCAGAATGTGCAGTACCAATATTAAAGTGAAATTTAGATGAGAAAAGAGAGAAAGGAATAGCATGGGAAGAAATTTAAAAATGCCGTGGAACATGGAAGATACCATCGAAAATATGGATAATATCAGAGATATGCTGATTAATCAAGTGCGGAAAGAAAATCTGGATAAAAAAGGAGAAGAAGATGTCAAAGAGATAAATTTTGAATTTGGAAGGGTAAAAGAAGCACTAAAAAAACAGATATCTAACAGCCATCCATGCGCAAGCGATGACGATAACATTAGATGTGGGAATTGTGTAAATGATATAGAAATGGACGATGGGTATGGGTATTGCCCATATTGCGGGCAGAAACTATAATCCATAAACTGAGGATATAGAGGAGAGAAATTTATGAGGTTTGAAATTGAAATTGAAGAACAGATAACGCGCAGAAACAGTTATTTTGTTGAAGTGGAAGACGAGGGAGAAGGAGAAATGCTTCTAAATTCGCTAGAAGACGATGTTAATGATGCAATACATCCGGATGATATTTTATGTGCAATAAAAAAACAGGGATATCAAGTGGAAACATTTATCAGAGGGGCAGAGGACGTGGAATACGAAATAGTAAATTGACATTTTTCCACGGTTGATTACTGCGAGATAGAAAGCGAAGAATAAAAAGTGAAGGGAGGCGGAGCTGCCGGCCGGCGAGAGATGCATCGGACTCCTTTCAAAATGAGAAAAACAAAGGAAGTATATCATTCAAGGGTGTATACAAATCGTCCAGCATACGCTGACTTTGATGCGCCAAATAAATTCCAGGCAATACAGTCAATTATTGCAAAACGGCTTAGAGAACATCCGAATGCAATATGTTCGTATTCTGGTGGAAGTGACAGCGATATCATGCTGGATCTGGTGGAGCGTACAAGAAAAATGTTCGGCCTGCCAGAAGTAAAGTATTGCTTTTTAATACCGGACTTGAGATGAGAGCAACGAAGGATCATGTAAAAGAGGTTGCAAATAAGTATGGCGTTGAAATACCGGAATATAGACCGGAGAAAAATATCGTACAGTCTACCAGAGAACATGGGATTCCATTTATTTCAAAGATAGTGTCAAGTGCGATGGAGACAGTACAAAGAAAAGGGCTTCCGTTTTCCATCCGAGAAGAATATGACAATGCGGAGGATAAGGCGGCAAAGCGGGTGGAGCTGCGGGAACGATATCCAAAGTCTGAACAGGGAATCAACTTTCTGTGTTGCTGTAATCGGGACGGAGAACCAAGACCAAACATTCAGCTTGTGATTGATTCATCGAAATACCTGTATGAATTTATGAAGGAGAATCCGTGCGATTTTAAGATTAGCGCAAAATGCTGTGATGATTGCAAGAAAAAGGTAGCCCATAAGGTGCAGGCCGGATACGAGATGGTCATTACGGGCGAGCGCCGGGACGAGGGCGGCATGAGATCCGTGCCAAAGGCCGAAGACGCAAACGGAACAATGTGCTTTTCTGAGACAAGCAGTGGACAGTTCAGGCTAAAGCCGCTGTACTATGTGTCGGATTTGGATAAGGCATGGTACAAAGCGCGGTATGGAATTAGATATTCTGATGCTTATGAGGTGTATGGATTAATACGTACGGGATGTTGCGGGTGCAGTATTTCCTCAAGGGCGGTCGAGGATTTGGAAAAGATTAGGCTATATGAACCGAACGTGGTTAAGGCGGCCTGGAACATTTTCGGAAAAAGTTACGAGTACAGAATGCGCTATAACGAATACAAAGAAAACAGGAGGACATTGGAAAATAAAAAGAAGATACAAGAAACTGTAGATATAGAGGGACAGATGTCGATTTTCGATTTTCCGGAATGTCTGCCAGAGAAAATGAGGATTTAACGGTGGAACCGGAAAGGAGACTTATGAAAAGTTGTAAAGGATGCATACATGAAAATCTTGAATCACAGGATTGCATGCACTGCTCCAGGGCCTACACAGACGAATACGCAAGAAAAGAAAAACAGACTAATGCCGAACGCATCCGGTCGATGACTGATGAAGAACTGATGGAATTTTTAAAAAAGATAGAAGTTGGAGACATTGATTATTCGGTGACATTTTGCGACTTGTGTAAAGATGGAGGAAATGCACTTGGGTTAGATTGCGACGGGTGTCTGCTGCACTGGTTACAATCAGAATGTGAAGATTTAGAGGTGAACGAATGAAAGATTGTGAAGTTTGCATTTGTCCAGATTGCCAGAAGCAGGACGAATGCGAAATTTGTAACAAGTGTTATACCTGCCCCGGAGACAATGCGAAAAGTGAATGTCCATTTGGTGGGTATGAATCTGATAATTGAGAAATTTAAACAATTTCCAAATTGGAAACAGTTGAAGATTTTGGAGGTGTAAGATGCCAAAGAGGACACCAGACAACTGTAAGTATATTAAGAGTCATGGGGAACCGGGACGAGACAGCAATGGTAAGTGCATGGGGTTTAGTCGTGCCGACGATGATGAGCCTATAGAGGCATGCAAGCGGTGCGTGTACTGCACAGCACATAAGGAGGATTTTAGATGATAGAAAGAAAATCTTGGGAAGAGTTTAGAAATGCCGGTTTGTTATGGTGGATCAACATGATTTTACATACCTTTGGGTGGGCTATTACAGTTGACTTAAAAGACGGTAAAATAATTGACTGTTATCCGGCCAGAGTCAAATTCCGAGGATTTGGAGAAGAGAATAATACGGAAGGGTATCAGAAAGTTAGCCAATATATGAGAGATAATGCTGGCAAGCTATTCGAAGAGGCGGAGGACTAAATAGATCGGAGAGAGGAAACGTAATGAAAGCAATAGTGAAAATGAAGATTTAACGAGGTAAGAAGGTGAAGAAAAAGTGGGTTTACTTAAATGGCCGGGCGCCAAATGGAGCCTGGGATATCAGATCGCGGCACTGTTTCCGGAACATAGAATATACATAGATGCTTTTTTTTGGTTCAGGTGCCGCTTTCTTCTGCAAAGAGCCGAGTAACACGGAAATACTTAATGATTTAGACGGAGATATTACAAACTTTTTTACATGTGTTCGGGACCGCCCAGAAGAACTTGCAGCAATGGTGGAACTTACACCTTACAGCAGAGCGGAATATAAGCGCTCATATGATCGTGAGGGCTGCACAGATATAGAGAGGGCACGGCGTTTTTTGGTCCGGTGCAACATGGCAAGGGCGGGAATGCAGCGCTATTCTACAGCGTGGAGACACGCTGGCCCGGTACTGGGAGCATCCTGTAAACAAAGGGTTGTTGGAGGATGGAATAAACTACCAGCAGAGATAATGGAGGCAGCGATCCGTCTCAAGGATGCAGAGATAGAGCAG